GATTATGGACATAAAAGATTTTACGGAAATGATAAAGCGGAAACGTGACAGGCTGGACAGTATGATGCGCCGCAAAATGCCGGTCATGGTAGGACGTATGGCCAAAGACCATTTCCAGGATAACTTCCGGCATGGGGGCTTTGTCAACGGGGGGCTTCACCCCTGGCCAAAATCCAAACGGCTGTCCTCGGGAGGTACCGATGCCGCCAGCAATTACGGCACGCTGCTCTCCGGCAGGAAGCATCTTTTCAAGTCGGTCGGATATACACCTGCCGACTACCGGGTAAGGGTGTTCAACGAGGTGGTCTATGCGCCCATCCACAACTGGGGCGGCGAAATCGACGTCACCGTCACAGACCGCATGAGGCGCTTTGCATGGGCCAAGTTCTACAAGGCTTCGGGGAAAAGAAAAAAAGCCGACACAGGGCAAAAGAAACGCGTTAAACGACGTACCAAACCGAAGGAACTGAATCCGCAAGCACAGTTCTGGAGAAACATGGCACTTACCAAAAAAAAGAGACTGCACATTCGCATCCCGCAGCGCCAGTTCATGGGCGAAAGCGAAGAATTGAACAGCCGCATACGGGAGAAGATGGATCAGGAAATTACCAACATTTTAAACAGCTAAGGATATGGAAGAAGTTTTTATCGCAATCATGGAACAGATTGCACAGGAAATGCCGGAACTCTCGCTCATCGATGAAGACTACGGACAATTGGAAATGGGGGCAGAAGAAGACCATTACCCGGTCACCTTCCCTTGTGTATTGATTGGAAATACAAGTTCTGACTGGAACGACCTCGGATATGGGGTACAGAAAAGCGAATCCATGCTGACCGTCCGGCTGGCTATTGATTGTTACGACGATACAAGCTACGCATCTGGCACGTATGACAAGGTGAGGGAAAGGCAGCAGCTGGCCGGGAAATTATACAAGTCGCTGCAGTGTCTGCAATGCACGGACAACGCTTCGCCGCTGGTACGCGAGAAAAGCCGCTCGTATGCCATGCCACATTACATCAAGGTCTATGAAATGACATTCTCATTCACACTGCACGATGAATCGGCCATGCCGTCATCTTACGGGGAATAGCTCAAGCTGGGCGGCAGTCAGACGGGGGGCTTTCACCTTGGGAACAGGCTTCAGATTGTAGTCTGTTCCCTCACGTGATTTCCGGCGGATGATGGTCATGATACGTTCCTCGGATATAAAGAATTCGCGCTCCGACAACACTTTTAAAGCATCGTCGAACCGCAACCGCTGTATTTCTGTCCAATAGTAGTAACGGCGGCACAGTGCCTCGTCACGCAGCTTGATCAATTCTTTATCCCGTCCTTTGCCCATACGCTTTATTTCTCTTACAAAAATAGCTGATTTTCATCGAATTTAAGAACAAAAGCGCCGCAATTATAACAACTGCGGCGCTTTCTGTTTACAGGGTTAACGGATTCCGGCTACAAACGGCAGAAACTGGGCTCTATGCGGGTCCATACACCGTTTTCAGGGTTCCGGCGACTGAAGTAGTAGTTGGTGGCATTGCGCTGCACCACGTTGGCTTCCTTGAACAGGCGCATGATGTCTGCATACTCTTCATCGAACTTGTCTTCCAGTTCGTAGAGCTTCGAAATGCTCTTGTAGTCCAGGTCGCCCATCTTGTTGCGCTCCAGCAGGGTCATGGCCATCTGATACATCGGATCATCCGAACCTTTCTCACTGTTCTGCATGTAGCGCTTCAGGTAGTCAATCAGACGGTCGGCTGCCATATCAGCTCGTTCATCGAAGCCTTTCACCTTGTTGCTTTTCACCTCCAGGCGGAAGTCACCGTCCGTAATGGTGTAGCTACGCTGTTCGTCGCTTTTCACCTGGCCGTATTCCTTCATCACCTTGGTAAAGGCATCGGCTTCTTTTTCCAGCCATCCGCGGAACCCGGTCACGGCATTCACCATTTCAAGGACGTTGGCCTTTACTTCGTGCATAAACTCACCGCGTAATGCCTCGTAAGTTTCACGACGAGCAATGCGGTCTTCTTTCTCTTCTTGCTGCAGCTGGGCCATGAGGGCTGCTCGCTGTTCTTTACTCAGGGACTTGATGTCCACACTTTGGTTGTTCTTTTCCATGTTCAAATCATTTTTAATGGGTTCATTACTTGTTTTTATTCTTCCTCACCATCCTGCATTTCCGGTTCATCGTCTATCAGCATGGCTTCACCGTTGGCATACGCCCAGTCGGCCAGTTCGTTGAAAAACTCGGCTGCATCCTGGTTCTCCAGATCGGATGTCGTAAGAATCACATCTTTTCTGATGCGCTCAAGCGCTTCATGTGCTTTTTTATCCATATTTGTCTTATTTATCGGTTAAACCTCCTTTTCGTTGGATAGCCCGCAGTTTGATGGCCAGTTGTTCCAGCTCCGCTGTACTAATCTGAACAAAGGGTTTGCCGGCTATCCGTGGGTTGTTGCAGAATTCGTTCACCCGGTTCCAGTCAGTGGTGTCTATACCCAACTGTTGCATCAGCTTCAGACATACGCTGCGTTTCCGCCGCAGTTCCTCGCGAAGTTTCTGTCGCCATTCATCCTGCCCGGTTAGTTTCTCCAAGGCACAGCAGCAGGCTTCATATTCCTTGGATGTCATTTCACGGAGGCTTTCCGTACGGTCACACGTGTACTGCAGAACGATTTGCTTCTTTAGCCCTTCCCGGTCTCCTGTACAGGGCAACTTGTTGAACAATGCGTAGAACCGGGCGAAATTGGTTACTTCCTGTGTCATCTTGATTGTATTAGCTAATTAATAATTGAAATCCCTTTTCCGTAATATACATATCCTCACGCTCTATCCACGGTTCTCTCAAATCATCATCTTCTTCTTTGGAATCCGAGAAATTCAAACGAAAGCTGTCTTCAAGATTGCGATCTATTTGCTCCTCTATGTCAGCAATACTTACATCTTCAGGAACTGTTCCTCTAAACTTTACAAGTACCGTAATTTCTTTTGCCATAATTCAAAAACTTAAAGGTTATTCAAACAATACTTTAATGCCACACGAACTGGCCACGTCAAGTTCCAGCTTGGCTCCCTTGCTCAGTTCCCAGTCCTTCAGCATGTAGATATAGTCACAAGCCAGCAACAGGGCAATGTCGGCCCGCATGTGTGCTCTCCAATGAGCTTCATCCGGCAATCCGTTCCTGAAAGGGTTTACAGGGTCATAGCCTTGTGCCTTCAGTTCCTCCTCGGCACGGCTGAAGGCTTCCTTGCGCTCATCCATGTCATAGTGCGCGATAGCTCCGCTGATATACACTTTCCCGGCACCGGTCGCCTTACCGCGCTGATAAGCCTTGTGTCGTTCCCACCGTTCCGGAACGACCACACTGTAATTGCACGATTGGCAGCAGCAGCCTTCTTCTTTCACCGGGAACGGATTGTATCCGTAGCCCTCATACTCTTTGCCGCAGATGCAGCACACTTTCTTTTCTTCTTTCTTTTCCATCACTTCAAATCTTTAATGTTTATTTGGCAGGACGGATGCCATACCTGAATATTCCGGGCAAACATCACATCCCTGGTTTCTATCACTACGTGTCCCTTTGTCTTGGCCCTGCGCAGACGGAGGTCGCTTTGTATGTTACGTTCTACCCAATCGTCCACCACGGCCTCCGCTTCCTGTCCTGTCAGGAGTATCTGGTACAGCTTATTCTCCCATTCCATTCAAATAATCCTCCATATTATCGTCCTTCAATGTTTTGGCAGCACCTTCTTCCCAAATCACATAGGGCTCACCGGGCTTTTCCATAAAGCGGCTCTTGCACCAGGCCTTGAAGCAGCTCACCATGATTTTCACATCGGCATCATATTCCACCTTGCGGGCGCTTCTGCCTGCCGGATGTGACCCTTCAGCATGGCTGATGAAGATAAACAGTTTCTTGGGGTGGCGCTCCTTAAACTCCTTGTAGGTCTTGTAGTTCAACCCGCTGTACTGGAAACTGTCGATAATCACAATGCCGGGACTGCCCCGGCGCTGCAGACGTTCCTCCAGCTGATCCATCGACTCGCGGTCAAGGATAACCAACCGCTTGCGCACCTCATCCATCTTATGCCGTTTCAGGCTCATCTGAAACGAAAGGCCGGTGCTTTCTTCCAGACTGTCATAGATCACGCGTCCGAAACCGCACAGGTACTTGGCCAACTGCATTACAAAGCTGCTCTTTCCGTTCCCGCTGGCACCCCAGATAATCCAAACGCCGCTTTTGGCAGGGTTGCCTATCGAGGCTTGCCAATCCCCGGTAAATTCATACCGGGGTATCTTCATATTCAGCACCTCACCGGGGCTGTAGGCTCTTTTCAGTTTCATGCTTGCATCCTCCTTAATTTTTCGATTTCGGTATATACGCGCCGCAAGCCGCCTCCGGTGCTGTGAACGATCTTGGCAATGTCGGTACCGTCCGGGGCATTGATTTTGGCTACAATGGCAGCCTGTGCCTTCAGGAACTTTTCGCGTTCCTGCGCATCATCCGGGGTCACCTTGCTGTAGGAGTCACCGTAGCGGCTCAACATTTCGGTATAGCCCACCTTCTTGCCTTCGATGGCGCGGTTGATCTTTTCCTTCAGCCCGTCTGCACCCATCATATACCACGCACAGCAGCGCTCGGTGGCGTTCCACAGGGCCTTCAGTTCAAGGAAGGCTTCATACTGCAGGTCGCCGGCTTCGTCCAGAATAACCAGGGGCGTATCTATCGTGCGGAGGTAGGCTACCAAGTCCTCATACACGTCGCTGTAGCGTCCGTTGCTGGTCACGCCGAATTCCTTGGCAATGTAGCGTATCAGCTTTAACTTGGTCTTCACCTGGCTGCAGTCCACATATACGGCGTGCTTGTGCTGCTTCACGTAAGCTTTCGCTGTAAAGGTCTTGCCGATATTGGGCATATCGCACAGGATGGCGCTCAGCCCGCTTCCCTGGCACACTTCCAGCTGCTTGCTCACAAACACATAGGTCGGGGTCTGTGCTGCCAGCCAGGGCATTTCTGTACGCAGTTGCACGCCCAATCTTCGGGCTATGCCTACCCAGTTGGCATCACTGACCTGCTTTTCATAATTGCCCCGCTTGATGGTATTGTACACACTGGGGGCTATGCCCAGTGCCGTAGCATGGCGGTTGTCACTGGGATAATTTTCACGGTCGGCGGCTATCGCTGCCACAATACGTTGCTTTACTTCATTTGTTATTTCCATTTGAATGCTGTTTTAAATTCGTTCTAACGTCGTTAATTATATCTTGGCTACTGCATCATGCTCGAAGGCACTGATGTCCATATAGGCTGAGTAATCTTCTTCCTCGGCTTGGGTAGGAAGGGGAACGGCTTCCGCCTGTACCTCTGTTATCAGTTTCGCTTCCTCTTTGGCAAGGATACCCACACGCTTGATCTTGCCGTCCTTCATCATCTTGTCGAATTGGGCTACATACTTGGATTGTTCGGTATAGGCTGCCTTGTCGGCTTCGGTCTGCTCAGCTGTATTCTCATTGTAACGGGCTACGGGCTTGCAGGTGGCGATATATCGTCCGTTCTGGTAGATATGTACCTCGTTGATGGTTCCGTCGGCATCGGGCAGATAATAGGCATCTACCTTGTAGTTCCTCGGCTCCAGCTTTTCGATGATTTCCGGGCTGGGCAGTCCGTATTGGTTGTACATCACCGTGCAGTAGGTGTTCTGCCGGATGGTTGTTTCGGTGTGCTGCCCGATGAACCGGTAAAGAACGGCCTTGTCCCAAGGTGCAAGGTTCGGGTTCTGATGGGCGCAAAGCACATCCCATCGGCTCATGCCCGGATAGCGCTTTTGGTTGGGGTGAGGCTGCGCGTTGAAGGTCCGGATGGCGCGTATATCATCGGCTACCAGTTCTTCATAGCTGTAGGTCTTCACCTTGTAGGTGTTGTTCTTTTCGTCATACACCTTCTCTTCCTTCGGGCGGTTGGCTTCCAGCTTGGCCCACCAGCGACCGATACCTACCTGCGTGCGTTTCTCCACGCCGTACTTCTTTTCGCGGTTCTTGTGCTCGGCACGTTTTTCACGCGAGTTCCCGGGGTTACACCAGCGGATCAAGGGGAAAACGGTACCGGCTTGCATCAAGCCGTCGGCAAAGTCACTTACCAGGTGGTGTTCCACTTCCAGCTCGGCAGGGATATACATGCCGTTCCGGTCCAGGGTCTGGAACATGTTTCGCATGCAGTCCAAAAACAACTCGGTAGTCTTGTACCGGTTGTAGGCATATCCTACCACAGCGCCGCTCACCACATCATAGGCATAATAGGCTTTCACACGGTTGCCATCCTTCATCGGGCGAGGCAGGTCGCGGTCATCAAGGCTCACCTTGCTCAATGAGAACTCACCGATGCTGCGCAGATGGTAAGGGCGGTAGGCGTTATTGAAATCCCATTGGCTCATGTGAAGCTTGGCTCTAAGGGCCTTGTTTTTGGGGTTGTTCAGGTAGTTGGCTACCGTGGCCGGACTCAATACCAGCGGATTTCCGTCCTTGTCGGTAAAGTCTGCCGGGTTCAACACCTCGCCGGTCTCGGGGTCATACAGTTCCAAATCACCTTGTACAAACATATTGTACTGCTCCCACACGGTGGTATTGAAGGGCTGCTCCGGCTGGGCATCGATGCTCAGCAGCAGGCGCTCAATGTCGTAGGTCACCTTCCGGCGGTTCTGGTTCATGAACTTGCGGCTGATAAGGCTTTCATAGCCGTTGGCCTTAAAATCATTTACACGCTTCTTGAAGCGGTTGGAACTCACAGGCAAGGTATGGCCGAACTCTGCTTGATAGTAACTGATAGCTCCAGCCAGTTCTCCCCAGTTCACTGGTCCTGCCTTCATGGCCTTACGCATAAAGGTGGCATCCTCCATGGCACGCATCACAGCTTCAATCACCGAAGCGTTTACCGTATATTCCTGGATGTGTTCCGGCGGAAGGGCATCACCGTTGTCAAAGCGGAATCGGGTGTAGAACTCCCGGGCTTTCGCATCGATGTGGTAATGGCTGCCGAGCCAATTTCTTATAACGTCCTCTTTCATGTCTCCGTATTTTAGTTTTATCCTTTCCTGAAACCGCAGTGGCATGGTCGCTATCTCTACCAGTGCATAGCTTCCAAGCCCCTTGCCGGGTCGCACTACGTTGATTTCTTTCTTGGCCGCTAATTTCTTGTAATTGGGTACCGACAGGATGGGAGCAAGTTCTTCTTCGGAAAGAGTGGAAGGATGAACGCCTTTCAGCGTGCGGCTTCTGCTGTAGTCAGCCTTCCCGTTCACCATCACCGGTCGGTCGTCGTAGGTCAGGTCATTGTAGGATATGCACAATATCTTTCCATAATACTCCATTTCATTTCTGTTTATAAGGCGGCTGCCATCTGTTGGGTCTCGTGCTGCAGCTGCATGAAGTCTGATACAAACTCACATTGGTAGGTTTCGGTCCGTTTTCCGTCCACGTACACGTCCACATCGTTGGTCTTCCGTTGGACTACCAGTTTTACACGGGGACCGAAGGTGCAGGTCATGGTTTTCTCGCACTCTTCAAAGGTGGTTTCGCAGTTCGGGATGAAGTTCCCGTCGGTCAGTTTACCGCCTCGCTTCAGGGCAAGGGTACGGATCCGACGGGCCTGGTCGCTGTCACGGACAAAATTCAGTGCCTGCCACACAGCCTGACGGCTGCACTTAAAGGTCTTCATCAGGAAGGTCTTTGTCTCGTTATCTGTCAAAATCTGCTTTCTCATATCGTTTATCTCTTGATATATTGCTCATTTATAATTCCTCAATCGCTTTCCGCTTGATGTCATCCGAATCATCCGGAAGGATCTCGTAAAGGCGTGTTCCCTTCTTCAGTTCCTCAATCAGCACCTGCATGGCTTCCTCGCACACACAGCTCACATTCTCTATCACCCGGTAGGCATCCGAGTTGCTGATCGCATCCTCTGTCATGAACTGTCCGGCCAAATCCATAGCCTGGTCGGCAATGTTCTGTGTATGGGCCGCACTGCTTATCATCGTGCGAAGCTTCTGCTTGAACTGGCGTTCAGCCCTTCTTCCTTGGTTGAAATTCTTTGCCATAAATCTAAATTTTAGAGGTTTATATCGTGGGGCGCGGGGAATCGAACCCCGCGGCTTTCTACGCTTTCTTATTTCGCTTTCTCATTTTCTATTTACCAACTTTCCGGCCGTGCCTGCCGCCCCTGCCCGTCTTTCCGGGCTGCCAGTTATCCGGCCAACTGATGCGCCAATGAGAGCAATGGAGCTTGCTCCAATTGCCGAGTGCAGCCATCAGTCGCTTTAGCAATCTATTTGCCTTGTTCTTCTATCATCGAAAGGACAACCATTCTGTCTTCATCCCAAAGCGGAAGCCCCAATTCGATGGTCCGTTTCACCACTTCCATCTCACCGACCAGCCCTACCGCTTCTTTGCGGAAATCGGTATCGTCATACGCATGCGCCTTTCCAATCAGGAAGTCGGTCAGGTTGCCGATAACTTCCTTTTGACGTTCACATTTCATTTCATAGTTCAACACTCGTACATGAACATCACGGATAATCCGGCTGTCCCCATGTTTCTTGAAATCTTTGCAGAACTCATCCTTGTTCATCGAAGTGTTCAGATAAACCGCATGGATGTAATCAAAATCCTCTGCTGTAGGGGTTATCCCCGTCCGTTCCATAAATTCTTGCTGTGTCATAATCCTTATGTTTTTATTTTTCTTCTATATGTATCATATCCAGTATGTTGTCCGTCGCCATGCTGTTGCATACAAGGATGGCAGCCTTCACTCCGTTTTCCTTCATCCACCTCTTTGCTTCGGCTATGGCAGGCGATTTTTGCCAGCCGTCTGAAATGGCAGCACCCAAATCATTATAGTGCTCATCTGTCAGTTCAAACCAATATCGTTTCATTTTCTTTAATCCTTAAAATTCGCTAATCACACGCCTTTTTTGTATATTTGGCGCGCTGTTTACATCTTAAACACGCTGCAAATATATAGAATTATTTCAATACACCAAACTGAATATGGAAGAAAATCAATATAAAGGCATGAATTTTATAGAAAGACTTCAATATTTCATGGAGAAAAAGGGCATAAATGACAATCAAATGACTGTCAATGCCGGTCTTTCTGTTGGACTTATCGGGAAAGCAAAGGTGTCTGGCAAAGGTATGAGCTCAATGAATATTGAAAAAATTCTATTAGCCTATCCAGAATTATCTGCCGATTGGTTACTTACTGGTGCAGGTAGCATGTTGAAAGATGATTTGAACGGCATTCAAACAGCAGACGAAGCCAATCCTTCGACTCTGCCTACAACATCTATGAACCCATCTGTCGGGACACCATACTACGATGTTGACTTTATTGGGGGATTCGATGAGGTGTTCAACTCTCAGGTAAACATACCCGCCACCAACATCGTAATAAGGGGATTCGAAAAAGC